AATTGTGACTGGATGGTTCTCCCAGACAGTCCCTACAACACCGAGACAGTGCGAGCCTACCGTCAGGCCCTGCGCGACATCACCGATCAACCCGGCTTCCCTTGGAATGGTCCTGATGATCCTGACTGTCCCTGGCCAACCTTGGAGGTGAGTGATGCGTAATGCGCTTGAAGGCATGTGCTCCTACCTCACAAGTGCCACTGCCTTCTTTGTATCAATCAACTGGGGAGGAGTAGGAAGTGCGTTTCTAATGTTTGGATCTATCGTACTTCTTTTGATGAGGCTGTATGTTGAGTACCATAACTTCAAAGATAAAAGAAAGGATTTGAAAGACAATGAAGATAGACACACACCAGATGGAGAGCCTGCTTGATGATCTCTGGATGGAGACTATCAGCAGCTTGATCACCAAGATTCGAGAAGGTGAGGCAGCTCCTACTGATATTGGAAACGCTATCAAGATGCTCAGGGACAATGGGATTGTAATGGATGCCAAGGAAGGCAAACAGTCTCTCGAAGCACTGGTCGAGTCCCTACAAGGGGCTGAAAGTTCACTAGTGAACCAAGATACCCGGACAGGTAAGGTAAGTATTGAGGTGCTTGATCCACTCAGTGAGGACAGGAGGCAATAACAATTAACACACATATTGAAGAGATTGAAGTAATACCTAACAAGCTTACACCTCTTCAACAGCGTATCCGCAATCAGGCCACCAGTGTACAAGGTGTCAAGACACTGGTGGCCTTAATTTTGACAGATTTTAGAGTGTTCCTTTTCTTGGTGTGGCAGCATCTCCACCTTCCTGATCCTACTCCGGTACAGTATGAGATAGCTGAGTATCTACAGCATGGCCCTAAGCGGAGTATCATTGAAGGGTTCCGTGGAGTAGGGAAGAGCTGGATTACCAGTGCCTATGTGGTGTGGAGACTGTTCTGTGATCCTCAACAAAAGATCATGGTGGTATCTGCTTCCAAGGTACGAGCTGATGACTTCTCTACATTCACACAGCGACTGATCAATGAGATGCCTCTTCTTGAACACCTTAGATCACATGGAGATGGGAGGAAGCGGAAGGATGGGTTCGATGTAGGACCAGCCAGGAATGCTCATGCTCCTTCGGTAGTCTCCAAAGGTATCACGTCACAGCTTACAGGTGGACGAGCTACTGAGATTATTGCAGACGATGTGGAGGTACCTAGTAACTCCATGACCGAGGATATGCGGGACAAGCTGTTAAGGACTGTATCTGAATTTGAGGCTATCATTGTTCCTGAAGTGGGGAGAGTAAAGTTCCTGGGTACTCCTCAGACTGAAGAGACAGTGTACACAAAATTGAGACAGCGGGAGTACGTTTGCCGTATTTGGCCTGGGAGGTACCCTACCAAGGATGAACGTACTAAGGTGTATGGCGAGGCCCTGGCTCCAAGTATTCTTGAAGCTGTTACCAATAACGAGGCACTTGTAGGACACTCTACCGATCCTCAGAGGTTTACTGACAGGGATCTGCAAGAGCGTGAGGCAAGCTACGGGAAGTCCGGGTTCGCTCTACAGTTTATGTTGAACACTAGTCTGAGTGATGCTGAAAGGTATCCGCTCAAGCTGGCAGACTTGATTGTACTTCCTGTTCATCCTCGTAAGGCTCCTACTCTAATACAGTGGGCAGGAGGAGTGGACCAGCAGATTAAGACGCTTCCTAACATAGGCTTTACAGGTGACAGGTGGTATAAGCCTCTGTTCGTAGATCCTGAGTGGATTGAGTACAGTGGTAGGATGATGGCTATTGACCCTAGTGGTCGTGGTAAAGATGAGTTGTCTTATGCTGTTGTCAATCAGCTTCATGGAACGCTGTATGTAATGGATGTAGGTGGGCTACAAGGTGGTTACACTGATGAGAATTTGATACTGCTGGCTAGGAAGGCTCAAGCTTTTGATGTCAACCAAGTTGTTGTAGAGTCTAACTTCGGTGATGGGATGTTCACCAAGATATTCTCTCCTGTGTTGCAGCAGTTCCATCCATGTGTACTAGAAGAGGTAAGGCATCATATCCAGAAGGAGAAGAGAATTATTGATACCTTGGAACCCATAATGAACTCACACAGGTTGGTGGTCAGTGAGCAGGTTATCAAAGACGATCTTACAGTAGAGAGGTTGGAGGAGGACAGGAAGCTAAAGTACAGCCTGTTCTACCAGATGACCAGGATCACCAAGGATCGGGGTTCACTAGTGCACGACGATAGGCTGGATGCTCTGGCAATGGCTGTAGCTTATTGGGTTGACGCTATGGCTCAAGATAGAGACAGAGCAGAAGAGTGTCATAGAGATCGTTTGATGGATAAGGAGTTGAAAGTCTTCTTGAAGCATTGTGTTACTAACCCTTTGAATAGAGTTAAGAACAGTGTGCTGAATAGGAGACGCCGTTATTGATTTGATGTGGTGGACAATACTTCCCAACCTTCACCTATACAGGTGAGTAACATGAGCTTCTATTGTGCAGCTCAGGGTTGGGGAGTTTTCTCCTTTGATGTGTAAGCTAGGTGTTTATTAGTCGTGTAATCCAGGTGTTTATTAGTCGTGTAAGCCAGGTGTTTATTAGTAAGGGAGTGGGAAGGACGTGGGAAGGACATGTGCAGGACGTGTGCAGGACGTGTGCAGGATAGGCTGAGGTTTTTTTGAGAAATTATATGTCATGGTATGACTTATATAGAGAAAGGCAACTTACCCCCTCTGGCCTCGTTTCTCCACTCTTAATACTAATCGTTCCTATTAAGACCACGTTTCGACCTTTTCCAGCCCTTATATTGTATATATCCACTGGACTGGCAATCCAGCGGACCTGCGACGGTCGCGACACCTGTTGAAAAGTACACTAGTGAACCTGGTCTTGACTTAATGCAGCCTATTGAAAGTCAAGTAGAACGTGACTTTCAGTGAGATAGGCTAATTTTTTTCAAATTCTTAAAAATTCTTATTGACTTCTCTATTCACTTCTGATAAACCTATACTTAGTTCAAGCCAATAAAGGCTTCACCTTCAAACCACTGGAGTTTAAATCATGAACACCACAGCCAAGAACACCACAGCCAAGAACACCACAGCCAAGAACACCACAGCAGTTTGTTCGCCTTCATTTACAGGTATTCTCCAGGTAAAGTTGGAAAATATAAAGATAGTAGATGGTTTCAATCCTCGTGTGGATTTTAGCGAGTCCAAAGAACTGGAAGAATCCATTCAGCACAATGGAATCATTCAACCGCTTACAGCGTATGTCAACGGAAAGGTTGGAGAACCTGGACTTATCTTGATTGATGGAGAGAGACGCTATAAAGCAGTTCAGCAATTGATCAAGAACAAGGTAAAGGGAATTGGCAAGGATTTTCAGATACCAGTCAACGTGGTGCCTAAACCATCTGAAAAAGACGCACTGGTTCGCGCCGTTCTCTCTAATGAGGGAAAAAGACTTACTAGCATTGAGTTGTTTCAAGCCTATGAAAGATTGATAAAAGCTGGTTTCAAAAAAGTTGATATTCAAAAGAAGCTTGGAAAGTCGAAGGGACATGTTTTCGAGATATTCAATATTGGCAAGGCAAGTAAGGAGGTAGTCTCCGCGCTTGAAAACAATCAAATAACCTTGAAAGAGTTGAACAGCATTGTGAAGGCTTTTAAGGACCATGAAACACAAAATGTGATATTGTCCGAACTACTTGAATCCAAAGCGGACCAAAGAGCTAAAAAGTTCACTAGTGAACCTGCTAGTGAACCTGCTAGTGAACCTGCTAGTGAACCTGCTAGTGAACCTGCTAGTGAACCTGCTAGTGAACCTGCTAGTGAACCTGCTAGTGAACCTGCCAAAAGTCCTGAACCAGCCAAAGATCCTTCAAAACCATCAAAACTCGCTCCAAAGTACAGCATAAATGCAAGCGTTCAAGACATTTTGGAAGACCTGAAAGACGCTCTTGAACAGTTCCACACAGGTCCTAAAGAGGATAAAGATTGTAAGGCTTTCAATGAGGGACGAATTGACGCCCTCTGCATGGTCTTGGGTCTTGACAAGCTGGTTCTGATGAAGGCTGGAAAGGTTGCGTAAAGATGCGTCTTTTATACCTGC